GCCGGATGCCTGCTGCCACTCCTGGAGCGCCTTCCACTCGCCCTCGCGCCAGGCCGGATAGCCGCCGTCCCAGTCGCCGAGCTCGTCGAAGACGAGGACCGATCCCGGCCGCAGCCGCGGTCCGATCCAGGCCAGCGCCACGGCGGTCGAGCGGTAGAGATCGCAGTCGATGTGGACGAAGTCGACGGGCAGCGTCGTCGCGCCGAAGAAGGCCGGAAGGGTCACGGCGAAGAGGCCGACGACCAGCACGACGTTCGACTCGACGTCCGGCAGGCGCCCGAGCGCGAAGTGGCCTGCGGGGTGGGTCCCCACTGCCCCCCGCTCCCAGGGCTCCGGGAGCCCGCGGAAGGAGTCGAAGCCGAAGAAGGTCCGATCGCGGTCCGCTGCCGCCAGGCGATTGATCGAGGCGCCGCGGAAGACGCCCAGCTCGAGCGCGATGCCGCCATGCGGCGCGGTGCGGTAGGCCGCGAGGAGATGCTCGGCGCGGCCGGCGACGACCGGGGCGGCGTCGACCAGGTCGAAGGTCACGCTGCCCTCCGCTTCGCTCGTCCGCGCGGGCGTCCGTGCCCAGCTGCCTGCTGCGCAGCTGCTCGCGGCGGCGCGGCCGCCATCACGGGCGCGAGCGGCGCCTCGGCCGCCGGCCAGCGGTCCGCGGCGGCGTCGAGAAGGAACTGGATCGGCTCGCCGGTCCGGATCTCGTCGAGCGTCCACTGCGCGTAGGCCAGGCGCGCGAGGTGGTTCCACAGCGCATCGGGTTCCGGGAAGAAAGGCTCCTCGATCGCGGCGAGGCCGACGTTCGCGAGGTGGGCGTACAGGGCGCCCAGGGCGCAGAAGACCGGGACTCCGGCCAGGAGGGCCTCGTGGCCGCTGTTCGAGGAGATCGTGACGATCGCGTGGGCGTCCTCGAGGGCATCGGCGAGCGGCTCGGTCGAGACGTCGTCGGCCTCCGGCGCGGCGATCTGCGGGGAGTCGGGGTGCGGGCGCCAGACGATCGGGCGCGCGGTGAGCTCGCGCAGCTCGGCGACCGTCGACCGGGCCCAGGCAGCGACGCCGGCGGCGTCGAGGCCGTGCGAGGGGTCGCCGGCATGCTGGCCGCAGACGAGGATCCGCTTCCCGGCGTGGCGCGGTGAGAGGGCGATCTCGAGGCGGCGGAGGCGGTCGTCCGGCAGGTCGACCCAGGGGATCCAGTTCAGGCCGCCGAGGCCGAACTGCCAGTGCCCGGTCAGCCAATCGGCCTTGCGGTGAACCCGTCGAAGGTAGCCGTAGTCGAGAACGAGGACCGGGATGCCCGCCTGGGTGTAGTCGGCGGCGACGAGGGCACCGCGCGCCCGCGTGCCAGAGATCACCACGGCATCGAAGATCGACTCCACCTCGCCGGCCCGATAGTCGGAGACCGAGCGCCAGAGCGCGCGGCCGCCGAGCGCGGCGACTCCCTCTGCGGCGGCGAGCAGCTCCACCGCGGCGGGCTGTCCGTGGATGCCGATCCGGATCGTCATGGTCGGAAGTGAAGCCGCCCCGGAGGGGCCCCCGAGGTCGAGCAGGGGCCCCTCCGGACGCGGGTCAGTCGACCTCGATGCAGACGCCGGCGGCGTTCTTGCCGTCGGTGAAGACCGCGTCCCAGTTGGTGCCGGTGGCGACGGCGGCGGCGGTGGGGTTGACCCCGCCGTTGGTGGTGTCCCACTTGAACCCCTTCAGGCCGAGGTTGTAGGCGTACTCGCCCTGGAGCCGCTCGATGATCTGCTCGCCGCCCGAAACGAGGTCGCGGATGAAGCGCTCGCCGCGGGTGAGCTCGAGCTGGATCGCGTTGGCCGCCAGGCCGAGGACGAAGTACTGCGTGACGGCCGCGGTGCCCGAGCCGGTGGTGACCGCCAGCGAGGGCGAGTCGACGACCAGGATCGGCTTGTTGAGCGAGGCCGGCATGCCGCCGACCACGACCGAATTCGCGATCAGGTCGCCGTTGTTTGCCGGAGTGACCTGGTAGCCGAGCAGGTCGAAGAAGCTCTTCGAGTGCATGACCAGCAGGTCGATCCGGCTGTACTGGTCGCCGAACTTCTTCAGGCCGTTGACGATCGTGGTGGTGTCGAACGAGCCCGACGTGGCGTCGAGGTAGTTCGATCCGCCGGCCTGCTTCAGCGCGGCGCGCGCCGCCGCGAGGGCGGAGTCGAGCATGTCGACGCGCTGGTCCTCGGCAGCCTGCTGGCCGTAGGCCATGGCGAAGGCATCGAGATCGAAGCCCGCGATCGCGGCCGCCGACTCGGTGACGTCCACCGCCTTGACCTTGCGGTGCTGCTTGACCTTGATGTGCTGGTCGGCGGTGAAGTTCAGCGGCGACTGGCCGCTGGTCGAGGTCAGGTCCTGGCGAGCGACGAGACCGCCGAGGTTCTTGATGAAGCCCTCGTAGTCGTAGTCGCCGGGCTTGATCGCGGAGCGGAAGGAGATCGCCCCGCGGGAGGCAGCGTTGAAGGCGTCGAGGTTGCGCGCGACGCGGTCGAGATAGCCCTGGCGCGCGAAGGGATCCTGGTACAGCGGGGTGACGTGGCTCCGGAGAGTCGTCATTTCGGGGCGCTCCTATGCGGCCGGCGCGACCCCTCGACGGAGAGCGTCCACTCGCTGAGAGAGGGGGGCTTCCGGATCGTAGGAGGCGGGCGAGCCATGCTGGTGGTTACCGGGCGCGCCGGACCCGGACATTCCGGAGCCGCGCGTGTAGCTCTCCCGCTTCGGGTCCGCGGCGTAGATCAGCTCGAGGGCCTCGAGCGGATCGGCGTTCTCGCCGGGGTTCTTCTTCGACAGGATCGGCTTGCCGTCCGGCCACTTCGCGACCGGATGATCCGGGTCGCTGAAGTCGAAGTGGTCCCCGAACACCTTCATCGCCGCCTCGGGCGGGAGGAAGGTGATGGGGTCGGTCTTGCCGTCTGCCGAAGCGAAGAGCGGGCTCCCTGCGAAGATCTTGAACTTGCGATCGGCCACGACGCTGGCGAGCAGGCCCTGCTTCTCCTGGTTCGCCTTGTCGAGCGCCACCTGAAACTCGGCCTTGAGCTGCGCGCGGACCTCGTCGACCTTCCCGGCCTCGATCATCCCCTTGCGCTCGAGGTCCGCGAGCTTCGAAAGCGCGGTGCGCGCCTGCTCGGCATCGAGGCCCTCGAAGGCCTTCAGCTGGTCGGCCAGCTCGCGGGCCTTGCGGCGGTGGGTGGCCGCCTCGCCGTTGAGCTCCGTGATCTTGGCCAGAGCGCGGCCGCCGTCGATCGGAGTTTCCTCCGACTTCCCGTCGACCTCCTGGACCCAGATCGGGTTGCCGTCCTGCATCGCCAGTTGTCCGTTCTCCATCTTCCAGGTCATCGGCTTCTCGCCTCCGTGGGCTTCGCGCCCGCCGTGCGCGCCGTGGCGCCAGAACGGCAAAAGGCCCCGCCTCCCTTCCGGGAAACGGGGCCTCTGCAGTGTGCCGCCGCGGTGCTGCTGTCGCCGACTATTGTGCCACGGGTTCGCCCTGCGTCAAGGGGGTGGGTGTCAAGCGGCGTCGTCGAGGATGGCTCCGAACCGCTGGCGGAGCTCGCCCAGGGTGAGGAATTCGCCGGTCGGCTCGAAGAGGTCGGCGAACTCGAGGCGGCCCGCGAGGAAGAGCGCGGCGCGCTTCTCGCCCAGGATCTGGTCGACGACCCAGCGCGGCTGGGAGCGGAGCCAGTCCGGGTACGTGGTGTTGCCAGGCACGGTGCCGTTGACCCGCTGGTCGGGGGTCGTCGCCGCTCGCTCGCCGACGACTTCGGTCTGCGGGAGATTGATTCCGAGCTCTGCCAGGGACTTGATGATGAAGTTCGGCTGGCATCTGCAGCGCAGGTGGATCTCTGCCGGACCGGCGCCCCAGGACGGCCACTTGCCGGGGTTCGCCGCGATCTCGCTGTCTGGGATCGTCCGCATCGTCGAGGGATCGAGCGGGGCGAAGGTCAGGGGGTCGTAGACGTGCCCGTCACGGCTGAAGCAGATCTCGCAGGTGTCCTTGTCGAGAGTGGCCAGCCAGCGGACGGCCTTGACGACGTCGCGGTTCGCCTCGAGGGTCTTCATCTGGACCCGGGCGGAGACGCCCTGGACCGCGCTGCGGACGACGGTCTCGAGGTGGCGCCGGGACTCGAAGATGATGGCCCCCTTCTTCGTCTCGCCCCGGGTGCCGTAGAGCCGGCGCACGATGGAGCTCATGCTCTCGCCCTGCAGGACCCCCTGCTCGATGGCGTTGCGGATCCTTCGGACCTCGTTCGTAGCGAGGTCTTCGAACCAGCCGGCGAGCGGCCTCGCGCCGAGGGGGTCGCGCTCGACCAGCGCCTCGAGGACCTCGAAGGCCAGCTCGTGGATCGCCACGCGGCCAGCGGTGGCGTCGGTCAGGCGGCCCAGCGAGCGCAGGAAGAAGTCGGCCTCCTCGCGGGCGAAGAGCTTCAGCTCGCGGGTCAGGCGTCGGCCGGCGCGGCGGTAGACCTGGACCAGGATCGCCTGGATCTCGCGCAGCAGGCGGCGCAGGGCGGTGACCGTCGGATTGTCGACGGTCGGCTGGCCCTCGCCGATCAGGCGGCGCAGGCGGGCGCGGATCTTCTCGCCGAGCTCGGCGTGCGTCTGGTCGAGCATCCGCACCAGCTGGCGGATCTGCTCGTCTTCGAACTGCGGCAGCAGGCTGGCGTGGCGGAGAAGGTCGTCGAGCAGCTGCTCGTTCAGCGAGCGGGGTCGGCGTCGGGGGGACACTCGGCGCCCCCCTTCAGCACCTGCAGCCG